TTTCAGACCTTTTATGATGATGTTGAATATGCCCGTCAGTCTGCTGTTTCTACTCTAGCCACTCGTCACCTTGTCTCTGTCTCTGCTTCACCCTCTGACCTTACCCCAGAGTCGCGTCGTCTACAAACGACCATAGCTGTTCTTGACTCCTTTTGGGACCATTTTACCGCCGACGCACCACCTACAATGAAATTCACCAAGCCGTCACGTTGGATCACGTCAATTGATGTTCGTATTATCACTGCAGTACCTGCTGCTGGGAAGAGTGACTGGCTTCGACGTCAACGTGGTCGTCTACTTTTCATCGTACCTACTCGTCACCTTGCTGATGATTATCAGCGCAAAGGTTTTCAAGCCGTTACTTTCCATGTTGCACTGACTCACCCCATCAATGTCACTCATCTCGTCGTCGACGAATGCTACACTTTCCGTGAACCATACTTCTTTGTGCTCGCTTCGTGCGCTAAGTACCACACATTTTGGCTGTCTGGTGATCATCTTCAAGTTGGGTCTATCGATTTTACCAATGATCAACATTTTACGCAATATCGTGTTTTGGCGCCGCCAGACACATTCAATCACCATAGTCTTGGTTTGCCGCATGATTCTGCTTTACTTCTATCAGGTCTCGGTTACCATCACGTTACAACATCTTCATCTGTTGTTAGTTCGATTAATTATGTGAATTGTCAGATTGAGTCCGCTGCTGAGCTTCGGCGCCAGCGTTTTCCCAATTCGCTATTTGTCGTCTACAACCAAGACTCTTTACTTGAAATCGGTGCTCATGGTATCACTGACGCATGTACTGTTCATCAATCTCAGGGTCGTCGTGTCCCAACTGTTCTATTCTACCTTGACCAACGTGCTATTGACACCGGTTTACAAAATGCCGTTTGTCATATTCGCGTTCTCGTTTCCAGACACACCCAAAAACTTGTGTTTATTGGTATGACTAATCACATGCGTCGTATTATTGACTTCTATGGTTGTAATATCGATCTCAATCTTGAGCGTTACAATCTTACTCTTCGTCACGTTGATATCAACATTGAAAATCTTCGTCTTAACGGTGCGTATAATCGTTTTCGACTTCCTTTGGCCCTCATCAAGGACCCACCCATTTTTGGCACTGCTACCACTGACCAAGCCGATGATGTTCTCGCTCATATCATGTCCGGTGGCACAACACAATCGGATTTTGCAGCTATTGTCAACACAAACATCCCATTTCACCATGGTGCTCGCCTTGTTCTCAAGATGTCGAAGGTCATCGAACGTATGCGCAATGTCAATATTCGCGGTTTTGCCGCATCTCAATCAGCTTTTTGTCTCCGCCATTTCCCGACTTCTATGGCTGCTCTTAAGTCGATGTCTGACCGCTATTCCAAAATAACTCAACGATCTGGTGATTTGCTCGGTGCTGTTGTTGAACTTTTTAACTCCGTCGAACCATACCTTCGCGATTTTACTTCTGTCTGTTACCCGCCACTCCTATCCACTGACGATTTTGTTAACTCCGTCTATGCTCGCCTCATGCCGCGCGTTTACTCCGCTCTCTGTCACTTGCGCTTTCTGTCTCAAATCGAAGGAATGTTTGAATTTCATCTCACTGAATATTTTCGTGCCCTTGACGAAAAACAAATGCCTCGCGATGAATATGACAAAGAATTTGCTCTTGCTCGCGATTTGTGGGTTTCGTTCTTTCCGAAACGTCAAGTTAAACCTAAGATTGCCGACGGTTGGGAAACAAGCGATAAAGCACCTCAAGGTATTGGTGCTTATTCTAAACAAATCAACACACTTTTTGCGGCCTTTGGTCGCATGCTTTCTCAATTTCTCGACCAGATTCTGCTTCCTAACGTTATATTCGCTTCTAACCATCCCGAAGAAGAGTTGTCCGCACGTGTTGCCAATGCTTACGCTCACCTGTCTGATGAAGACATGCATCGTCTTGAGCGCTGCGCGTCGGACATGACTGAGTTCGATAGCACACAATCGGATGTACCGTGTTTTCTTATGTCTGTTTACTACTCTACTCTCGACATGCCTCAATGTCTTCTTGAATTGTACCGTTCTATGAATGACCACTGGGTCATGTCCGATGATGCCATTCGTGTTCACGGTGAACTTAAGATGCAATCGGGTAAGTTTGAAACTCTAATCCGTAATAGTCTTTACGACTTTCACACCAATTCGCGCGTTTACCGTGTCGATACTCTTGTCCTTTTTCTTTTCAAAGGTGACGACACGTCTATTGAAGGATTTGGTATCCAATTTTCACCTGATGTCTGGCTTGATAACAACGGTCTTAAGATCAAAGACGATATTCCTCCCATCGGTGAATTTGCCGGTAAATTTTTGTTACGATCCGGCACCTGCCCAGATGTTCTCCGCCGCTCTGCTAAGTATCTAACGACCATTTATAAGTCTAACGACCATCATGCCGAAGCTATCAAATCACTTCGGTCTGATTTCGAATGTATTTCGTCTCAATCCCACCTCGAAGAGGCCATTCAAGCACATGTTCTGTTTTATTCGCGCAACCAATTAGTTCGTCCACCCACAGCTGCTGACATACGTATTTTGTTC